TGTGGCGTCCTACTGGACTGCCTTCTTCATGGCCGCTTCGGCGGCCTCTAGGTCAGCCAGCACTCGCCGGGCCTTCGCCTCGTCGTCGCCACGTTCGTAGGTTCGACGAAGGTCAGACGCAAGGTCGCGCATCTTGGCTTCGAGAGGTTGGACGGTGGCGGCCTTGAGCGGGCGCGCCACGCTGAGCGTGTTCTGGGGTGATGTGGAGAGCGCCTGCGCCACGTAGGGCCACGCTTCGATATGGCCGGTCGTGGCCTTCTGGACGGCAGGGCCGTCGGCCTGCGATGAGCCGAACAGTTGCGCGCCGCGCTCTGCCAGTTCCTTGATGAGCGCGAGTCGGCGCTTGCCGTGGTCGAGCCAGACGGTGACCCACCAGCCGTCTTCGTCCATCTCGGGGTCCACGGCCTTGCCGATGGTTTCGCCCTTCATGTACGTGTCCATGCCGTGGTGCCAATCCACCGGCACCGACTTGGGCAGCGAGCCCTTGACGGTGATGTCGGTCTGCTCGTCGAACCACTCGCCGTCGAGGTCCACGCCGATGGGCGAGTGCGGAGACGGGATCGGTCCGCCGAACGGGATGGCGAGAAGCCGGAAGGCGTCGTCGTCTAGCAGGGTTGCCTTGAGGTTCATGTGTCTATACCGCTTCGCGCCAGCCGAGGCTTGCGTGGTATGTCTCTGTACCGCTCGCGAGGTTCTGCACGGCCAGGACGACGATGTCGCTCGTGCCGTCGATGAGGCTGCCGAGCTGGAAGCGTCCGAGGTCTGCCGTCACGCCTGCGCGGTTCTGGTTCGTGTCCGACCCGTAGCCGCTGCTCAGGACCGTGCCTTCTGCGCTGATGGTCGTGGCGCTCGTCGGCGTCGCGACTTCGACCGCGCTGCTCGCCACGTCGGTGAAGCTCAGCGCGGTGCCAGCGATGGTCGGATTGAGCAGGATGGCCCACTTGTAGTTGGCCGTCGATGTACACAACAGGTCGAAGCGGTTCGGCTGCACGAACGCCCCGAGGCCAGCCGAGTCCAGCCGGATGGCGAGGACCGGGTGCTGAGACGTGCCGTTCGCCGTGTCGAAGCCTGCGGCTGCGGTATCGACCGAGCGAGCGATACCGATGTCGTCAAGGCCGCCTTCCGAGTCCACGCTGGAGCAGATCGTCTCGAACGACGCTGCGCTCGGCGTGCCGTCGCTCTCGATCTCGTACCGTACCGGGAGGTTCGGCGTGCTCATGTAGACACCCGTGGCCGCGTTCGCGTGGGTGAAGACGTGCGCGATGCGGATGACGCCGTCGATGACGAAGCCGCAGCGGACGATGCCGACGCCGAGCCACTCGAAGTCTATGTAGACGATCTGCGCCTTCGTCAGGTCGAGGTCGTCCATCGTGTCTTCGCTCCACGACGCCTGGTCCACCGCCGTATCGACAGCGGAGCCGGTGACGTTCGAGCGGCGGACGAACGAGACGCTGTCGTCAGCCTGCTTCAGGAAGATGCCGTTGTCGTCGTCGAATATCCCGGCAGCCTGCGTCAGCCCGGTCTGCGGAGAGTCCATCGTGAACGTGATGAACGCGCGCTGGCTCTTGCCGGGCTGGTACATCGGGCGCCACTTGCTTTGACGGACACGCTTGCCTGCTGTCGTGTCACCGACGGTCAGCGTGACGCTGGCCTTGTCCTGGTCCCACGATGACCCGGTGCCGCTGCCGCTGGCTTCCTGGTCGTCGAAGAGCAGCGGCTGGTTGTCGAGGATGTTCTTGCCTGCAAGCAGGCTCTGCGGTTCCGAGACGCGCAGCCTTCCGAAGGCGTCCGCCGTGGCGCCGCCAGCACGCAGTGGGTACCAGTCTGTGCCGGTCCAACCCCATGCTGTCTGACCTGGGGTGTCGGTTCCGAGCGTCGTCTGGTCGTTATCGGCGACTGGCATCAGGTCATCTCCATCACGGTCGCGCGGTTGATACCGGCTGCGAGGTTCCGCATAGCTGCTCCAAGAGGGCGTAGTCAGCGGCGTAGTAGTGCCGCAGGGTGGCTATCGCTTCGGGGCTGAGTGGTGCCGCCTTGGTCGGCGCGCGGTTGCGATATTCGAGTGGCGCGGGCCGCTCGATACCGATGCATCGGGTGAGCCGTTCGTAGTCTTGTGCGAGCGTCTCGGTGCGCCCGATGAAGTCGAGGCGTCCGAGGTCGTCGTCGAGCCACGTCGCCATCGGCAGCAATGCCGAGTAGCGCACCGTGGTTTCGATGCGCAGAGCCCATTCCTCGGCGGTGGCATGGGCACCTTCGCCGAGTCGGATGCGCTCGTTGGCACCGGACACGAACCGGGCGATGGGATCGCGCAGGAAGACAGCGACCTTGGCGCTGCGCGGGATGTCAGAGAGTCGGTCCTCGTGCCAGTGCATCGAGACGGTGCCACCGAACGTCACGCGAAGCGACGACCCTCCCGTCTTCGGGATGTGCAGGAGGTGCCACCTCACGGGCGAGTCGTCGATACCGGCTGGTCTTGCGTGAGCGTCAACGGTGCCCAGTCGAGCGTGCCGTTGGGGTGGTCGTGGATGAGCATGGCTTCGGCGATGGGATAGACCTGACCGTTGCGCGCGGCGCACTCTGGGTCGCCGTCGCCGTCGATGGCTTCGACCCGCTCGACGCCGTACTCTCCGTAGGTGTGCAACTGGCTGAAGTTGAGGACGCGGTTCGTCTCGGTGCGCGCGATCATCTCGCTGCGGTACTCACCGAACCCAGCGGACTCCTCGACAGCCTTGCCGAGCTCGCGGGCACCGAGCCCGTCCTTGATGCCGTCGTCGATGGTCTTGGCGACCTTGGTGCGGGTCGTCTCGGTGATGCCCTTGACGTCCTCGCCCACGTCGCCGATGAGGCGGGCCATGACCAGATCGCGAAGGTCGGGAGCCAACTGGCGTCCGAGCACCTGTGCGGTGCTGTCATGCGTCGCCTCGGCAGCGAGCGCTGCGGCTGGCTTGATGGCCTTGTTGACCTCGGCCTGCCACTTCGCCTCGTCCCACCAGACGGTGTAGTCGTTGGGGTGCGTCGCGAGATGTGCGGCGTTGCGCTCGACCTTGGCGGACACCTCGGCGCGCATGGCGGCGAAGATGTCCAGCAGGGCCTTGCGCAGCGAGCCGGTCATCGTCTGGCGGGTGCGCTCGACGCCGGGAACGGCTCGGCGCGGCACGCGGGCCTTGGCTTCGTCCTCGGCTGCCTCGTCCTCGTCCTTCATCTCGTCGGGCGGTTCCATGAATGGCAGCGGCGCGGGCTTCTCCGGTGCGCCGGTTCCGACGGTCCACGCCTCGCTGAGCGAGATGGGCAGCCACACGGCGTCGTCGAACTCGGGGTCGCCGGTCGGTTCCTTGCCGATGATCGCGCGCCGCTCGGCGTTCGTCAGCGGCACCTGGACGGACTTCGCTGCGAGGTCGTACAGCGGGGCTTCGTCGTCGAACGCCGGTTCTTCGATGACGAGGTTCGGTGCCTGTTCGAGCCGGTCGAGCAACTGGTACTGCACCGTCTCGGTGAAGTCGCGCAGCCGCGGGCCGACGGCGTTCTGCCAGAGCGAGGCTTCCTCGTTGTTGCCCTTCTCGCCGCTGTTGAGGCCACCGACCTGGGTGCCACCCAACTGGCTGAGCGGCACGCCCCAGAGGTCGAGGATGCCGTCACGACCGAGCGCCGCGATGGCGGCGAGGTCCAGTTCCGACGGGCTCGCGCTCGTGCGGTCGAACTCGATGGGACCGCTGAGGATGAGCGAGCGGCGCGCAGCGTCGGGCTGCTCGACCACCGTGCGGATGTCCCGCTGCAACTGCTGGAACTGGTCGTCGGGGATGGCGCCCGACTGCGCGGGCGGGCTGAAGACGCCAGCGAGACGGCCGCCCGACGCCAGCACCTCGTTGGCGTGGTGGTCCGAGAGGCGCAGCATCTCGGCGCGACTGAAGGCGGACTCCACGAGCCCGATGCCGTAGTGCCCGTGGTCGGCGGGCTCCAGCTTGAAGTGGATGACCTTGTCGCGCTCCAGCGGCACGCCGGAGCCGGGAAGGTCGGCGTCGAGCATCCAGCCGGTGAGGTTGCCTGCGCGGTCCTCGGCGGGCGTCATGCGCGCTGGGTTGACGTACAGCAGCGACAGCGGGAAGCCGTCGAGCGCCTGCGCCTGGTCGAGATACCAGAAGGCGTTGCCGGTCAGCCCGAGGTGGCGACAGGTGATGCGCCAGAGCGACGAGCGGGTACGCGGCGTGTTGGAAACGGGATCGCCCTTCTTCGGCACGTAGGGTCGCTCGATGAGCGCGCTGATGGCGTCGTTCTCGATGCGCTCGCCAGCGTCGTCTTCGAGGTGCCACGGCACCGTCGCGAAGCGCTGGCCGATGACACGCTCGGCGGCGCGGATGTAGAGGTTGGCGATACCGATGGCCTGCGCCTGCTTGAAGCCCTTGCGCGGGTCCTTCGTCAGCGATGACAGCGGCGGCTGGTACGTCATCCACGTCGCGCCGATGCCGGTGCTGGCCTTCTCTTCCTCGGTCGGGCCGAGGAGCCATTCTGCTAGTCGTTCACGGACGGTCATCCGATGGCACTCGCTTGGCCCGACCCCCATGTCGACCCGACCATCAGTTCGGTCAGGCCCCACACGAGGGCGTCGATGCGGTCTGGTGAGTCCTCGCCATCGCTGGCCGACCAGGAGCACATCTGGTCTTCGAGGGCTGTGAGTTCTGCGCCGCGCTTGTGATGTACGCGGCCCTGTTCGTAGAGCGCCGCCACGGGCTCGGCGCGGGTGCGCTTGCCACGGCTGGCGTGGACGAGGCGGATGGGTACGCCGGGGCGGACGGTGCGGATCGTGTGCTCGACCATCTCGCCGCCGTTGTTCGACTCGGCGATGATGCGGTCGGCCTCGTGTCGGTCGAAGGCGTCCACGGCGGCCTGCGCCCACTCGTTGGGATGGCCCTTGAGGCTGACGTCTTCGAGCACGTAGCCGTGCCCATCGACGCCGAGCCCGACGGCCACGATGCCCGTCTCGTCGCTGTCGTCGCTCTTGGTGGCAGCGGGGTCGATGGCGATGACGACGCGCCGCATGGCCGGGACGTTCGCGCGATGGGCTTCGAGACGTTCACGGGTCCAGAGCGCACCTTCGACAGCGTCCACGATCTCGCCGTCGAGTTCCTGCCGTCCGAGGCTGGTCCCGGCGTAGAGGTCATAGAGCGCGGCGCGGACACCGGCCTCGAGGTGTGGGTTGAGGTTGGTACTGGCGCGGGTGATGGCACTGTCGTCACGCGCCATCAGTTCCTTCAGCAGCGGGCGCGGCTTGGGCGTGGTGGTGACGATGGCGCGCGGGTGCCGGCCCAGCCGGAGCCCAAGGCGCATGTGGGTCCAGCAGTCCTTGAGTTGTCGCCAGGCGGCCATCTCGTCGGCCCACACGAGGCAGTGCTGCGGGCCGCGCCAGCGCTCAACGTCCTCTGGTGTGTAGGCCCCGAAGATGCGCCCGTGCGAGCCATTGGGCCAGAGCAGCTCGCCGTCCATCTGGGTGAACCTGATGTCGCGGTCGTGTGAGAGCAGTCCAGAGTCGCCCTTGACGCATGTCAGCCGCGCGTCTCCCAGCGTCGGCGCGGCGATGGCGATGCGATGCGGGACTGGTCCTTCGAGGCATGGCGGACCCATCGCATGGGCGTCCACGAAGTGCGCGCCAGCGTCGGTCTTGCCAGAGCCTCGCCCTCCCAGCATGAGCCAGTAGGTCCAGTCTCCGCGAGGCGCGATCTGGTGGGCTTCCGGGACCCATCCGAGGCTGTCGTCAAGGACCGCTCGCTGGGCCGGTGTCATCTCCCGCAACAGCGCGGAGAGCGTCTCGAAGGGCGCGTCGTTGTTCATCGGTGAATAGATCGACATGGGGGATGGGTCCACCTTCAGGCCCGCTGACCTCGACCTTGTCGGTGGGCTTGCCGATGCCGTAGTGGAGGCAGAGTTCGATAGCCTTGGTGTCGCCCTTCGCCGCCTTGTTCAGCAACGCCTGCGCGACACCGGGCAGCCCGGCGCGGATGGCCTCGACGATCTCGCGCTTGATGGCAGGACGACCACCGGGATTGCCCCGCTGGAGTCGTCCGCCGTTCTTGCCCTCGATGTACGTTTTCTCAGCGTGTTCTGGCGTAGCCATCGACCCGGTACTGCTGGGCCACGACATGACGGAGCGCCCACGCGAGGTCACCCCGTTCGGAGCAGCCCTTCGCGTGGCAGCGGTACTCGGTGCCGTGGTTATGGATGGTGTGTCTCAATGTCTCAACCCGCACTCGTCACAGTGCTCGCGGATGATGGGAAGGAAGACGTACTGGACGCCGTCGTCGGCGATTTGTACGAAGACCACGACGGGCGCGCAGTGGGCAGCCCAGAAGAGCACCCATGCCTGGTCGCCGGTCATAGCCGGATGGGGTGCTCTGATGTGAGCCCGTGTGCGTTCTGGAACAGGAGCCACTGGCTGCCCTGCTGCCCGCCGCCTGCGAGGAACTCCTGCGCGTAGGTGTTGCTCGACTCGGTGGAACCGGCGCCGAAGTGGATGATCCCGTTGATGTCCTCGCGCACGGTCTGGTGCCAGTGTCCGGTGACGCAGTAGTCGAACGGCCCGAGCGTCATGTACCAGCCCTGCACCTTCTTGCCGAAGCCGTACCACGGGATGCCGAAGCTCGCGCCCTTGACCTGGTCGCCGTGGGCCATGAACCACTTGCGGCCCATCACCTCGTGGACCGCGTACCACGCCCGCTCACCGCTGACGACCGGCTCTGGGAAGTCGATGTCGTCGCCGAGCATCAGGCGCGCGGTGTTCATCGCCATGCAGTCGGCGTTCGTCTCGGGGTGCATGTCGCGGCGCGAACGGCCCCCGAGCTCGCCGTGGTTGCCGCGCACGCCCTCGGCCTTGACGGTATCGACGTTGGCCTTGAAGCGGCGCAGCTGGTTGGCGATGGCTTCGGCCACCTCGAACGTCTGACGGTACAGGCTCGCGTCGATACGGTGCGCCTGGCCGGGGAAGATGAGTTCGCCCTCGACGAGGTCACCGAGGTACAGGACGTGGACCTCTGGCACCGGGTGGTGCTTGCGCACGTAGTCGATGATGCGCAGCGCCTTGTCGGTGAACTTCTCCACGCGCGCCTTGGCGACGTCGCTGTCGTAGGTCGGTGTCGCCTTGCCCCACTGCCAGTCGGACATGAGCACGACGGCAGCCTCGGGGTCCTCCTGGTGCGGCGACTTCCGCGGCTTGTACTTCGGGACCGGCGGGATGGTCATCGCGCTCGCGGCGTCCTTCGCTGCGGCGTAGACGGCGGCGATGAGTTCGGCGGTCTTGCGCTTCTCCTTGTCCAGCGCCAGCAGGGCCTTGCGCAGGGCGGCGGTCTTCTCGTCTTCCTGCGCCAGCGCTCGGATGTCGTCGAGGTCACTCACAGTTGCAGTCTCCGCGGCGGTGCCGACGCAGGCTGTCGTAACCGAGTTCGACGTTGTGGGCCTGCTTCAGCCATCGGCTGATGGCGCGGGCCTGGATGGTCGGGTCTTCGAGCGCCTCGTTGACGGTGTCGGCGAGGTCTGGGTGCATCTCAAGGAAGATGCCGGTCTTGCAGCGGGGGCCTTGTGACTGGTTCAGCGCCCGGATCGCATCAAGCGCAGCAGTCATCAGGCGGTCGGCTCTTCGGAGTCTCGCTTGCCGAAGTACCAGCCGATGACGACTCCGACGATACCGACGAGCGCTGTCAGCGCTTCCTGTCCGCCAGTGGCGATGAGGAAGCCGACGACGGTGATGACGACGAACAGCGCAAGGATCGCTCGCACCGAGCCCTTGGGGAGCCAGAGTGGCTCTTGTGGGTTGAACATGGAACCTCCCTAGATAGCGAGCAGGCAGTCGTTCCGGTATGTCGGCACAGCAGCCATCACCGCCTGGAAGAGCGAAGCGATGGCGATGCTGTCGGGGTAGCGTTCGCCGAGGTCGATGAGCAGGAGCGCGACGTGCGCCGCGTCGGCGTAGGGCTGACAGCCAGCCGGAGCCTCGACGTAGATGGCGTGGATGTCGTCCCGTGCCTCGTCGTAGTCATCGGTGCCGCGCGCTTCGATGGCGGCCTCGACGACCTCCTCGATGGTGTCGATGTCGTTCTGTGAGGCGGCCACCGGGCAAGCGTTCAGAGTCAGCGCCAGAATGAACGGTACGACCCACCTCACAAGGCAGCCCGTACTTCCGTCTCCACCTCGTGGAAGCGGTCGAGCACGGCTTCGACCTCGGCGTCGCACTTGTCGTCGCGACACTCGGTGAGTTGCTCGTTCAGCCTGACCGCCTCTGCCAGCGCGGCGTTGCGCTCGGCTCGGATGCGCTCGATGCGTCGCTCTTGCGCGGCGACCGTCTCGGCCAGGTCACGTCTGGCGCGGGCTGCCTTCGTGTCCCATCCGGCCTTGACCTTGATGCACAGTCGCCGTCCATCGGTGGCGAACTCGCTGCTGAACCTGTTGATGTCCAACCACGACACGCGGATGAGCCCTGCACCCTTCGGTCGCATCGGCTCGACGACGAGCGGGCCGGTGCCATTGGGATACGGGCAGAGTCCGATCTCGTGCGGGTAGTCGCTGACCCAGTCATCGAGCGGCGAACGACCGGGTACGTCGTCCACGGACCCGCTGATGCTGACGAACCAGCCGTTTCGCAGCAGTTCCTTCAGTTCAGCCATCGTCGGGTCGGCGGCGTATGCCTTGCCGGTGGGAAACGCCTTGGCGTAGGCGTAGAGCGCCTCGTCACGGTTGAAGCCCTTGGCCTCGGTCGGTGACTCGCCACGAGCCTGTGCAGCGTAGCGGCGAAGGAGCTTGGCGACGGTACGCCGGTCATCGTGGGTGTAGGGGGTCCCGTTCTGACGCACGAAGACCTCGCCCGTCGTCTCGACGCCGCGGGCGGCGGTCAGGACGAGCAGGCGACAGAGGTTCTTGACGGCGAACGACCGTTCCGATGTATGCGGCGGTCGGTACTTCGAGCGAACGACGGTCATGCTGGTCGAAGCCTCCGCAGGATGGCGACCATCGCGCAGGCGCCGATGATGAAGCTGATGCGCAGCGTCGCGATGCCGCCCCACTCGGTGCGCGGTTCACCCGTGTATATCGACGTCGCGATGAGGTTCGTGGCGGTCGCGAGCAGGAACGCCATCGCCAGCAGCACCGCGACGAGGTCCACGCGCGCTCGCGGCCAGATGCGCCAGATGAAGTAGCCGAAGGCAGCGCCAGCGGTGAACTGCACGACCTCCTGGTACCACTGCTCGATCATGCTTCTTCGTCCTTGCTCCGGCGCTTGTGGACCGTGATGCCGATGAGGTCGGCTTGCAGTTGCCTGACTTGCTCGCGTAGCGATGCGACGTCGTGACGCAGCAGCTCGTTCTCCTTGGTGAGTCGCTGGTTCTCTTCTTCGAGGTGCTCGACGCGGTTCTTCAGTGTTGCGATGAGCGCACCTCGTTCGGAACGGACCTCACGCTGGACGCCAGAGAGTCCCATGCGTTGGTAGACGGCCCACGCACCGAGGCTGGCGACGAAGGCGGACACGGCGGCGACGGCGATGCTTACGACTGCGGTGAAGGTTTCGTGCATGAGAGCTCCATCGCAGGCGAGGGCGAAGTCCGGGGCCGCCTGGTGCATCCGTCCAGCGGCTTGCACTGTCCAGTGGCGCGACGGGGGCTGGCGGCCCCGGACATGGAGACACCCCGCGCAGGGAGGGACGCGGGGCGTAGGTAAAGCTCGACGGGCGGAACCGCCAAGGGGGTCATCGAAGAACGCTAGTCCCTACGGGCGCCGGTAGGGTCGGTCCACATGGCCGGGTCTTCGACTCCCAAGGGTGTAGCACATGTGCTACACCACAGTCAAGGGCTGTCCTTCCTTCGCGTGACGTTTGCAGTACATCTCGCCACGCAGCGGAGCCTGCCAGCAGTTGTGCTCATTGCAGAGCATGCGGCGCGGATCGCGGGGCTGGCCGTCGTCGCCGTACATGCGTCGTCTCAGTC